GTCCAACACCATAATACTCTTCAAAGTCTCCCCATGTATCTTCATCCAACTCATAGATATCACCTTTCAAATAATAATCAAAATCGCGCAGTACCCTAGTTTCCTTGCCCTTCAAATATTCCAATAAAACTTTCAAATAAACACGTAAGAATGGGACGTGATTTCCCCCTGGTAACATAGACTTCAAACACCCTTTCAGCACCATCATCCAGGATTCCCAATCACGCTCACCTTTCCGTACAAACCATCCCAATTTGGCAAGAACACGTCCTGGTTTTTTACCTACACGATAGCCATTCGCACTCTTATAAAACCTACACGATAAAAATTCAGCGTTCAACACATTTTCAGTAATGGTAATTTTAACGGAAAACCCCAACTGTTGCATCCACTGGGTCAAACACGCGCGCAATTCATGGTAAGTACCAAACTTACATTTGATTGCCATACTATCCGCAACCGTGTAATTATCATCTCCTAAGATTGCCATACGCACACTCTTCTTGAGACCATAGTGTTTATAAAATGAACCAATTGCATCACCTGTCATCTTGGAGTTCCCCGAACTGGTATCATTACTACCAGAACGACGCCTCCATTTCAACCAATACAAGATCCATTTTGATGCCACCAACACACGTTGTTTGATGCGGATTATTGCCTTCCACCAGAACTTGCGCCTCAAGCCTATTTTCTTATACCACCTGATCTCACGCATTATTGCCTGCTCTCGTTGCGTGGAGTCATACTTTGAAAAATCAGTACAGATGAACACCGGCCGCTGCCACCTACAATAGGCACGATTAAACCAATAGTTGTACTCAGCCGTTGTGGCCCCTGAACAATACCAGTACCAACTATTAATATGACAATTTGCCTTCAATGCATTACTATAATCCAAGAACCAGGGTCCCGCAAAGACTTTCAACTCTTCCGGTCCCCCTTGAATAATGCGTGGTCTAACCGGTTCAAATTCATCGTAGCTCAATGCCAATAATTTTTCCCTCTTGACAAATGTGTTAAAAACCAAGCGACCATAACCATAATGGCCCTGGCGCTTGTATAAATCATACAAACGCCTATAGGCCTTAGCCTTGACACTGCCTATCCTCGTCACATTGGCATAGGCGGCAAAGGTTGTCCTCGGTTTTTGTTTGAACACTGTCCCATCCGGGCCCAACGTTTCCTTGTCACATCGTGGCCGACCATAATGATCATATATATCATATTCTTCATCCATCAATTCTGCTAACCTGTCCCATGCTACAGCAATTGCTACTGGTCTATCTAACGTCACACGAGTCTTAACACCCACAATAGTATTGTGAGCACCCGTGTCATGCACCAATGGGACACAACACGAAAACCCGATAGCTATCAATAATGTACCCAGTTTTGAGGGCCCCCACTCCTGGGTTTCCTCCTTTATAATTGGACACTCAGGATCTTGCGCAGGAATTTGATCGTATTTAGTACGAAATTCTTTAATACCTGCACCAACCAAGATTCTGAACCCATCCCAACGCTTTCGCGGAACAGAACAATCAACGGGAAATGTGGAACGTCCATGTTCCACGTGATATTTGAATACCCACCACAATATATAATCTGTGACCTTCGAAACACGGATCAATAACAACACCACAACCAGCGTGGGTGCCAGCGCCACAGCATAC